GGTGGCGTCCTGCGTCGCGCGGGTGACTTCGCCGATGGCCTTGGCGGATTGACGCGACGCCTGCTGCGAAGCCCGGCCTGCCTCCACCGCCGCCTGGCCTGCGGCTTGCGTGGCCTTGCCGGACTCCGTCACCGCCGCGCCAGTGGCACGTGCGCTCTTGACCACCTTTTCCAGGGCCTGGGTGCTCTCGGCGCTCACCTGATCGCGCAGCTTGAGCGTGACTTGCATGTCCATGTCCGGCATGGGCTACCTGCGCCTTTTCATCCGTTGGTTCACGTGCCGCTTGCCGCCGGTATTCCCGGCGGCTGCCTCGGCCAGCAGTTCAATGTAGGCCCTGGCCTCCAGGGCGGTGAGGCCCCGGATGTCGGCCAGGCTGAAGCCGTGCCGCGTCAACGCCAGTTGGACGAGCCTTAGCTCTCGGAGCTGGCGCTCGCGGCCGCGAGCTTTCCCCGCAGGGATTCCTCGGCGGCGTTGAGCAGGCCGTATTCAGTGTCCGCCAGGGTGCCCAGCAACTCGGGGCTGATCTTCTCCGGTGGCAACGTGCCCAGCCGGGTGAGGGTGCGCGCCCAAACGTGGCGGTTCACGCGGGCCTGGCACGCGCCCTCGCCCGCCGCCTCCAGGGCATCCTCCACGTCCGCCATGGTGGGCAGGCGCAGCTCAAAGTCCTTGTGCCGTACGCCGTCCACTTCCACGCCATAGCGCAGGGTTCCTTTCTCGGTGGTGCCCATGGCCTACTCCTTGATGTGGTCCATGGCGGCCAGGGTCACGTCGACCTTGGCTTCGCCCTGGACCGAGTACTTGTACGAATCGCCCAAGGACACGCAGTCCACATAGGTTTCACGCTGGCCGCCTTCGCTCACCGGGAAGACGGTCAGCTTGGCCCCGGTGATCTTGTCCCAATCCGGCGCGCCGGTTTTGGGAATGGGCGCGGTGATCTTCAGCGACCACTCATGCACGCCCTCGGAAAAGCCGCTGGGCTTGCCCTTGCGGTTCATTGTCTTGACCAGGCTGCGGCCACTCTTGTGGTCCACGTCCACGGACTCCACTTCGATTTCCTTGCCATCCACCTCAAGGATGATGGCCCCCAGGTATTCCGTCAGCGCCATGTCTGGCCTCCGTTAGCGTTAGAGTTGGGCCTACAGGTACAGGTCAATAACGCCCGCAATGACGTGCAGGCCGTTGACCACGTCCACGGGGATGCGAATGTTCAGGCGGTTTGCGTCCTGGAGGTCGCGCTCGATGATGAGCTTGTCCTTGTTGGCCTCCACATTTTCGATGATCTCCAGGGCCTCCAGCTTGAACAGCACGTCCAGCACCTCGCTGCGCACTGCCGCCTCGGTGCGGGTGGTGAGCTTCTCGCGCGGGAAGCGCAGGGCCAGGCGCGTGCGCACCGCCTTGCGCGTGTAGTCCAGGGTGCGGATGGTGGTCAGGTCCAGCAGGCTCACGTCCTGAATGCCCTGGCCGTCCTTGGTGTAGGTGCTGATGGCCCGGACGATTTGCACGCTGGTGCCGTCCGCCCCCACTTCCAGGGGCATGACGCCATTTTTCAGCAGCACTTCCTGCTCGGTGCGCGTCCAGCGTTTGCCGATGTCCGGCACGTCCATGCCCACAATGGGCAGGCCGTTGAGCGGTCGGGCCGGGTCTTCCTCGCTGGCCACCACGGCCCCCGCGCCCGCTGCAACTTCCCAGGGCAGGCGATACACGCCGTTGATGGCCGCGCCCGAGATGCGCCCGCTGTTCACGCTCCCGGCCAGGGTGGTGGCCTGGGCCAGGGTGCCTACCAGGGCATACACGCCGCAGGCTCCGCGCTGTTCCAGCGGGCCGCCCACGAAGTCCAGGTGCTCGCGCAGGGCCAGCAGGTTCACCTGGTCGGTGTAGGGCGTGATGAGCAGGTTGTGGGCCGCGTCGGCCACCAGGGCCAGCAGGTCAGTTATGGACGGGTCAACCTCGCCGCCGGTCATGGCCGTGGCCACGGCGGCCACGCCTGCGGCGGAGCTGCTGGCGGCCAGCTTGATGCCGTTGCCGTGCGCGCCTTTGTGCCGGGCAGTGATGGTCAGCACCCCGGCATTGGCGGCAAAAGCCACGGGCAGGTCCGGCTGTTCATCGGCCTGGGCCTTCAGCGCCGCCGCGATCTCCGTCGCGGTGTCGCCGCTGGCCACGGCCACCTGCACCAGCTCCGTGCCCACGCGCAGCGTGACCACGCCCGTGCCCGTGGCCGGTCCGGTGACAGTGATGGTGCCCGAGGCGGCCACGCCAGCGGCGGCGTCGTCCAGGGCAATGCAGGTGATGTCGATGTACGGGTGGGCCCGGATGGCCGCCCGCACCATGCGGTGCAGCATGCTGCCCTCGCCGAAGTAGGCGGCGGCCTCGGCGTCGCTGAAGACCTGGACGGCCGTCAGCTCCGCCACGGAGCCGCTGGCCAGGCGCTGGCCGATGCACAGGACGCGCTGGTCATTGGCGGGCAGGGTGCGCACCGCCAGCTTGGTGTTGAACTCGAAATACTTGCCCGGCTTGCGGATGGAAGCCGAGATATGGTCGAAGCGGATGTTTTCACTGGCCATGGGTTACTCCCCTCCGGTGGTAGGCTTCGCGCCGGCCTTTTTGGCGGACTGTTCGACGGACTGTCCGACGGCTTCCACGACGGGCACCAGGTCGCCCTGGGCCAGGCAGCGCCGGTAGTAGACGCTCTCCGGCACGTCCACGGCCTTGGCGTCGGTGATGTACACGCGGGGTTTGTCTTCCCTGGGCACCTTCAGGCCAGGGGCTGCTTTGACGAGCATGGCGTTCTCCTTTTCGCGCTGGGCCTACGGGCGGCCCTGTTGCAGGGTGATGAGGTCCACGGCGTCGGCGACGCCGTCGTCGGGCAAAAGATGGTAGTTGATGCCAAGGCCCGAAAGCTCCGGCAGGCTGGCGGCCTGGGCCGGGCTCACGTCCGTTCCGAGCGCGGTCACGCGGTAGTCGTACTTGGTGTGCCATTCCATGGCGTACACGCTCACGCCCTGGGCCTGGAACCGTGCGTTGACCATGCTGCGCACGCGGCCGGGCCGCAGGTTGTCGATGGCCAGGCCGAAGTCCTGCCCGGCCAAGAGCGCCCGCACATCCTTCAACATCTGGTAGGTGCCCACATGCACCTTGTCGCCTTTGCGGGTGGCGGCTTCGTTGCGCAGATTGCGCGCGGCCACCAGCACCACCCACGCGACCGGGATGCGGTACACGCTCTTGGCGGTGTTCAGCGGCTGGCCCTCGCCCTCGGCCTGGAAGGCCACCCACACGGCCGGGAACTTCCGCACGGCCTGGTCCAGGGCCTCGTCCAGCTCGCCGCCGTAGGTGGCCACGGTGCGCAGGTATGGCAGCCCGGCCTCGGCGATGCGCCGCATGATGGCGTCTTCGATGAGGGACAGCATCAGGCTTCCTCGGCTTCCGTTCCGCTTGCCGGAGAGACGCGGGCGAAGTCGCGGCGGCCGGTGCAAAACTCCACCCCGCCCCCGGCGGGAGTGGCCGCCACGCTGGGCAGCACGGCCCGGCCAGCGGCAACGTCCTTCAGCCAGGCCACGGCCGCCCGGTAGCGGGTGGCAATGGGCGTGGTCTCCGTAGTCTCGCCCCCGGTGAGCCGGTAGCGCGCCATGTCGCAGACCACGGCCACCAGCGCCTTGGGCGTGCTGGAGAGCGGCAGCTGATAGCGCGCAGCCAGATACGTGTCCGCCTCGCTGGAGGCCCGCTCCAGGGCCTCCAGCGCGACGGTGTCGTCCACCGCTCCGGTGTCTTCGCGGTCGGCCAGGGCTATCACCTCCTGCTCGCCGAAAGCCGCGAGAAGATCAGCAACGGTGGCGTAGGGCATTACTTGCCGCCCTCCTTTGCGGCAGGCTTGGCTTCAGCCTTGGCCTCGGGCTTGGCCTCGGGCTTGGCGTCAGCCTTGGCTTCGGCGTCAGCCTCGGTGTCGGCGGCGGGCTTGATGTCTGCCTTGACCTCGGCCTTGGCTCCGGCCTTGGCGTCAGCCTTGGCCTTGTCCTCCACGATCTCCACCACGAGCATGGGCTCGGCTTCCCAGGCCGCCAGCTGCTCGGGGGTGAAGTCGCCCTCGGCCAGCTCCATGGGCACGGTGCCGAAGCACCGGCCAGCGCGGCAGAAGCGCCCGGCCCCATTCGATGAAAAGGCGTGGGGCTGGGCCTTGATGCGGATGGTTCTCGCCATGGCCGCGCCTCCTTACGCCAGCCAAGGCGTCACGAGGGCTTCAACCACGCCCTGGTTGATGTTGTCCTGGCCGTTGGCCAGGCGGGTGGACTTGACGATTTCCAGAATCTTGGTGCGCTGGGTGGGCCCGCCCACCAAGAGCGTGGGCCGCACGCCCAGGGGGCGGCCGCCGTCCGTCTTGAAACCGCACATGGTCGCATAGGCCGCGTTGAAGTTGTCCGTGGTCAGCTCGGCCTTGCTCATGTATGCCAGCTGCCAGAAGCCAAAGCCCACGTTGCAGCGGTAGCGCGTGCCGAAGCGGTACGTGTCGGTGTCGAACACCGCTTCGTCCTTGGGGTCGGTGAGCGCGGTCATTTCCGGCTTGGTGCGTTCCTGGAAGATGAACGGCTTCAAAACGCGCGAGCAGTCCAGCAGGAACCAGGGCTCGCCGGTGCCCGCCTGGTAGTTGGCCACGGTTTCGGCCACGCCGGTGCCATCTACGTTGGGGTACACGGGGTGGTCGGTGTCGAAGAAGTTCTGCCCGTCGAAACAGAGCGTGGTGAGGCCAGCCTTGAGCAGGGCGAAGATCAGCACGTCCGGGTGCGTTTTGGCCGCGCGGCCCATCTCGCCGAAGAGCGGCTTGTACACGCCCACCTCGTCGTCCTCGATGTCGGTGCGCGGCACGCCCACCGTGCCCTCAAACAGCTTGTTGGTGATGGAGTAGCCGTGGGCGGCCATGTCCTTCACCACGCGGGAGCCCACCCACTCAATGAGCTGGGGGAACTGGCCAAGCCAGCCGTAGGTGTTGGACTTGGAGCTGGACGGCACCGTGGTGGCCACGGCGGCGCAGTCGGACGGAGTTTCGCCGAAGACGCGCTGATACTCGGCCCGGAAGCCGGTCATGAGCGCGGCGATGAGTGCGGGGGTGATGATGGCCATTTACTTGACCTCCTTGGCCTGTTTGTATTCGTCGTGGGACATGCCGAGCTGCTCGGCTGCGTAAGTTTCCTCGGCGGTGAGCGCGGCTGTGCCGCTGGCAGGAGGCGCGCCGCCCGGCAGGCTGCTCGTCTGCATGCTGGTCAGGGCGGCCACGGGTGCGGCGGCGGTGAGGAAGGCCGAAAGCGCGGCCTCGTCCTTGGCCCCCAGCTCAAGCGCCCAGCTCTCCAGAGCCGGGGTCAAGCGTCCGTCGGCCAGGGCGGCCTGCACCAGGCTGTCCACCTGGCCCTGCTTTCCGGCGCTGGTCAGCTCGGCCACCTTGGCCTGAAGCGCGGCGTTGGCCTGCTGCAAGGAGGTGAGCGCGGCCACGGGCGCGAACTTGGCCGGGTCCGGGTTCGCAACTTGAGCGGTCAGGGTAGCGATCTGCGTGTCCTTTTCCGTGGCGGCGGTGAGCACGGCCAGCAGGTCCACGCTGGCAGTGGCATCAGCGCTTCCGAGCTGGGCCTGAAGTTTGGCCAGCGGGGCTTTGACTTCCTCCAGCCCGGCGGTTGCGGGCAGGTTGAACAGCCCGCGCAGGCATACCAACAGTTCGTCCATGTCTGTCTCCTTGGTTTGGGTGGGCGTTGCGGTTGCGGTAGTGGTTGAAGGGAACAGCGCGGCCAGGGCCACGGCGTCCATGCCGTCCAGGGCCGGGTTGTTGGTGAGCGCGACGCTCAAGATTTCGAGCACCGCGCCGGTGGCTTTGTCGAAGCGGAAGACGGGGGAGATGTAGCGGTATTCGTCGGCCGAGATGTGCTCGCGGGCCTTGGCGGTCCAGCTCACGGCGGCGAACAGGCCCCGGCCGGGCACATGGGAAACGGCGGTGATCCACCCCGAGGCTGGGGCGGGCTTGCCGTTCTGTTTGGCCAGCAGCAGCTGGTGCTCGTAGTCCACGGCAAGGGGCGTTTCCCGCGCGGCCACCAGCGCGGCCAGGGGCGTGGCGATGTCCGCGCTCATGCGCCAGGCGGTGAGCGCGCCCTCGGTGAGGGTGGCCGGGCGGCCATCGCGTGCGGCAAAGGAGCCGTCCGGGAAGAGCTGGGCGTTCATGCCCTCGGGCATGGCCCCCTCGGGGCTTTCAAGGGGCGAAACGCCAACAGCCAAGGCCACGCCCCCCGAAAGGGGCATGGCCAGGTGGGCGACGTTGTTTGCGAGTGTGGTGGGCTTGCGCTTCATGCCACCGGTTTTACGGTGGCACCGGGGCGTGAGACAGGAGGAAGGGGTTCAGTAGGCGTTTAATATTCCCCGCTGTGACTGAGGCAGCGGAGAAGAATTGTTGCAATTTGATCTTAGGTGAGCACAAGGGTCTTTGAAGTAATTGGTTGGAATGATGGCACATTTTCCATTACAAAATTACCATCTTTGAAAAATCCATGAGGTAAGTCGGCAAGCAACGTTGAATCGAGAGGATGAGATGCATTTGGGTTATGGAATACGGTCAAGCCACTTCCCCAGGATTCTATTGGAGAATCATGTTCCCCAACGTAATATTCAAAACGATTTGGTTTTGTTTCATTATTGTCATGCTTGTAGCAAGTTCCCATTCGTGTGACAATATGTGGAAACTTCGGCCACTTTTGCTTCCCCATGCGCAAAAATTTACTTATTGTTGCGCTATTGCTAAAAATTACAGCAGAAACATTTTTTGTATCGTCACGATTAAACAGACCTGATGGAACTTTTCTACCTCCAACATCTACAGATGTTTCGTCGCTGTTTTGTATTACGAGTTGATTGTTCTTATCGTAATACCATGAGAATGATTTTCCGTACAAATAGTCTATCAAAGGAGAGTCGCTCCATGACTGTGAATCATCATCGTGGAAGCATTCTATTGCAAAAACGAGTGGTTTGTCTTTGACGTGATCCTTTTCCCAATACTTTTTCTGAACCTTAGACCAAAGCGAATTAGCCATTTTTATTATATGAAACTTTCTCTTTTCTTCATAATTGTCGCCAAGCTTAATATTTGCGAGCGCACCAGATTGAGATTTATTTGTTGTAACAGCTTCAACGCAAAAATGGTTACTGTTTTTTGATAAGCAGAAGTCTGGAAATGCTACAGACGCGTCTACTTGAAATCCTGTACTCACAAAATATGTATTGAGATAGAGTTCCCACAACCTTGCGCTAAACCCTGTTGTCTGGAATTGCTGAACAAAATTTCCGTCTTTGTCGTGGAATTTCTTGAAACACTTCTCAAGCATTTGTACTGCAGGGATATATCCTTTCATCGTCACGTCATTGTATTCTTTGGAATGCTCACTCTTGTCTACAATAGATTCAAAAAGTACCTTCTGATAGTCAGGCATGGCTTTCTTCGCATCTTTGCTCTTTCTGGCATCCCTTCTCTTTCGCCTCGATTCCGCCGCCTTCGCCTTGTCCTTACCACCCATGATCACCTCGTGTAGTTAATCTTCGCACTTCGTAATAGCAGAACCCACCTCGTGCCCGTTAGCACCCCGTTAGAATCTCCGCAATAGCCTAATCCATACACACGCCCCCCCGTGCACCTACCCCCCCGTTAGCGCCCGCCCCAGGGCCCTGCGCACGCTAGCTTCAATCTCGGCGTCTTCCTCCCTGCCGATGCCAAGGAAGGGCCGTGCCGGGATGTCGCCCCAGGGGATGGCCATGCTGCCGCCCTGGGCCCGGCCGGAAAGCCAGCCACCCACCGTGGCCCCGCCGCGCGCGGTGTAGTTGCGCGGGTTGCGGCGGCTGCCGGAGCGTGCTCCGCTCTTGGCCGTGCCGAAGCTGCCTTTCTTCGCGCCGAACTGGTGCGTGGGGCCGTACACCTTGCTGGTGCCAACGGCAGCGTGGTGCGGGCCGTGCTCGGTTTGGATGCTGGCGGCCAGCTGGCCGGAGACCTGGAGGATGGAGCCCGTGTGCCCGGACTTGGCCCGGCGCGCCAGGGTGGCCGGGGAAAGCGGGTGCCACTTCTCCCCCGTGGCCGGGTCCACCTCATCCTTGAAGGCGCGGTCTGTAGCGCCCTTCAGCACCTCGGCCAAGTCGCGCGTGAGCGGCGTCATGTTTTGCCCCAGCTGTGCCAGGCGGGTGAGGCCAAAAGCCAGGCTCGAAATGTTGACTTCGATTTCGATCATGCGGTATTCTTCCTTTGACCCTGTGGGCGTGCCCGGAGCTGGTAGTAACGGGCGGATGGGGCTACGGCCCCACCCGGTATGCGGTGCAAGTCCGCCCCCACGGGGTTCTTCATAAGACACTAAGTGCTTTGTGCTCCCGTATGATTGGTGCTTAAACCTTCATCTGGCGTGCCATCACAATCTATAATAATGAAGAAAATCATATATTGCCTTGTTAAAATATTTCGGAGCGAGGATGAAGTGCATGCCGACTCCCTCTTGAAGAAAGGAGAGTTGTATTGCCAAGCTCTAAAGAGGTTCAAGGCAATCGAAGATAGCAACGTCAGAGGCGATTGCTTTGAAGGCTTATCTCACTGGTTTCAGCCAAAAGATATCACAATCACAATAAAACCAGAAAGAAGTATTCCAGGAGTACCTCAAGAAATTGTGATATATGAGAAGGATTTGGCAGCTCCAATCACAGTCCAAACAAGAGAATTTGATTATTTTCTTGTTTATTGCATGTATGCAGTTGCGATTGATGATTTTCATTTTGAATATTCATCGGAAGAGGAACGGGTTGCATTAGCAAAGACGATCACTAATTCACTCATGGAGCAGGTCAGAATTGACGGAAGAGTGCGTTATGAACTTGGAAATGTCGCGATAGTTATAACCAATGTTAAAGAATTCCTTAGCAGAGTTCAAAGATGTATTGGGAGTTCTGTTCGTCATGGATTCGTACAATATTTCGACGAGAATACACAAACTGCCGAATTCACTGGCCTGAACACAATTTTTGCAAAAAGAAGTCTATACAGATACCAACAGGAGTATAGGTTCGCAATTCCACAAACGAATAGCGCCGAGACCATGCTTTATTGCATTGGCCCGCTAGATGACATTGCACGCAAAACGACTGTTGGCGAACTCGCAAAGGCAATTGCAATTACGGTAACTTAGCTGGTTTGTCCGCTGTGCCTTTTCCAAGCCCATTTAGTTCGACTGCGGTATCTGGCTCAAATTGGGCTCCACAGCAGCCGGTACGGCGAATCCCCCACGGGCCGAATGTCCGCCTCCACTACCTCCATGACGTTGACCAGCGCGTCGAAGCGCCCCAGCTTGGCCAGGCCCTTGGCGTCCTTGGCGCGCGTGGGCGTGTTTACCATGATCTTGAGCACCTTGCCCGGCGTGTCGCTTGGGCACACGTAGATCAGGTTGGCGTGGTTCGCGTCCCACAGCACGGCGGTGGCCTCGTCCATGAGGGCGGGCAGGCGCAGCAGCTCCGCCCGCGCCGGGGCGCTGCCCGCCGCCACATGCCGGGGGCTGCCTGCGTGCAGGATGCGCCGAGCGCTGGCCGTCACCACCTGCACCGGCTCGCCGCCCAGCTCGCGCACGGCCTGGGCCACCTCGCCGCGCATGAAATGCACCACCTGGGCCTGGCCCTGAGCTTGGTTAGTTCCGCCGTGCCGGGTGTCCAGCACGCCGCGCGCAAAGTTCTCCCACGCCTGTTGCCGGGCCGGGTTGCCGTTCAGCGCCTGCACGGCCTGGGCGCGCAGGCCGGTATCCGTGACCAGGGACAGCCGCCGGGCGGCCTCCATGTCCAGGCCATAGGCTGCCTGGCCGGGGTTGTACGAAAAGCCGGGGTCGGTCCAGATTGTGGGCGCATCCAACGCCGTGCCGGTCTTGTAGCCCGTAACCTGGCGTAAGCTGGCCTCGCCCGTGCGCCGGTCCACCAGCTCCACGTTGCGCGTGACCATGCGGTCCTGGCCAAGTTCCACCACCTGGCCTTCCCGCTCAAGGCCAACGTCTGAAAGCGCCTGCACGCGGCAGCGGCAACCCCAGCCGTTGGGCGGGTAGTGGCTGGACCAGAACGCATCGTCAAAGCGGAATGTGCGGCCATTCAGCAGCCGGTGCGCCGGGCGGGTGCGCTGGTCCAGCACGGCCACGTAGCGCCACCAGGGCCGGTTGTCGGCGTTCTCCAGCATTTGCTTGTAGCGCCCGGCCATGTAGGCGGTCTGCATGTTCTGGCGGTAGATGAGGTTCAGCCGGGCCGGGCTGCCCATTTTGACAACGCGACTTTTGCCGCCTTTCTGATCGTAGGGGCCGGATTCCACGCGCTTGCCCCACCAGCCCTTGGCGCGCAACACGGGCTCCAGCTGCTGCGCAAACCACTTCTGCGTCTTGCCTTCGGCCAGGGCCGTCTTGAGCGCGCCCCGGATGTCCTCCAGCACGTCCAGCCGGGCCACGCCTGCCACGGTGAAGGCCTTGGCCTGGGCATTCTGCCAGACCTCCTTCCAGTCGAAGGTGATCTGCGCGCCCTTGGATTCCAGGTAGCTTATGGCGTCCTTGGGCGGCAGGCCCAGGGCGTAGGACAGGGACACGCCTTCCATTCCGTTGGGCGGCATGGCCACCGGCTACCCCGCCTGCGCTTCAGCCTGCGCCGAAACGCGGCCCCAGACCTCGGCCAGGAACATGGCGCGGGCCAGCAGCTCCTCCATGTCGCGGGTGTCCAGGCGTGGGTAGTGGTCGGCCAACACGGCCAGCAGCTCGTCCGGTGTCTTGCCGTCCTTCAGCTCGGCCACCAGGCTGCCGGTCAGCGCCTCGGCCGCCTTCTGCCAGGTGGCGGCCGGAACCGTTGCAGCGTCCAGGGCCTCCTGGTCCGGGAAGCGCGCCAGGTTGTCGTCCCCACCCTCGCCAGCCGTTAGCGCGGTGGTTTCTGTAATGCCGTTCGGCTTGCCCTTTGACGGGGGCACCTTGTCCTGGCCCTGGCCCTGATTCAGCCGCAGCACGGGCTCGTCGCCCTCGGGCAGGGGGATGCCCGCCTTCTCATGGGCCCAGGCTTCGGGGATGCGCATCACCTGCGCCAGTTTGGGCAGGGCCTCGGCCAGGTCATTCAGGTCCGCCGGGTCCGAGGTGTCGAACACGAAATACGGCAACAGCGCCGGGTCGGCCACGCCCTGGTTCAGCACGGCCAGGGGCAGCAGCAGCTGCTGCGTGATGGTGCTTGCTATCTGCCGGGCGTCGCTGGCCATGATGTCCAGGCGCACCTCGTCATGCACCTTGCCCAGGGCGTTGGTGCTGCTCTTGCCGTCGGCCTGGCTGGTCAGGGTGCCGCCCAGAATGGCTTTGCTCTGGCCGCGCTCGCAGTGGTCCAGCATGGCCATGAACGGGGCCTCGCTGCCCCTGGCCGCCTCCTTGAACTCAATGAGCATGCCCTCGGGAATGATGCCTGCCGCGTCGTGCCCGATGGCCTGGATGGCCCGGCGCAGGGCGGCCTTGTCCTCCGGCTGGGCCGTGGTGGGATAGGTGCCCACGCGCAGGGGCAGGCCGTGGATCTCCAGGAACTCGGCGAAGTCGCCGCGCGCGTAGCCCTTCAAAAGAAACGTCCAGACCAGCACGCGGAACAGGCCGGAGCGCGCCAGCCAACCGGATTTGCTGCGGTGGCGGTGCAGCACCCAGCCGAAGGGCTGGAGTTCCAGGCCCTCCATGCTGCCATCGCGCAGGCGCAGCACCTGGTGGTCCGTGGGCGCCAGCTGTAACCAGGTCTGTGGCCGGTGGTGCAGGCGAACCGGCACATGCACGCGGCCGTCATAGCCCCATTCGATCTCTAGGGGCGCAAAGCCGTGGCCGATGGCGTCGGCCATGTCCAGCACCATGTCCTCAAAGTCCGGCATGCTGTCGAACTGCTCGCGCACGGCTTCGGCCACGGCCTCGGCGCGCTTGTCCGGGTTCTTCGCCGTGCCCGAGCCCTTGCCGGGGTGGATGTTCCATTGCAGGCCCAGCAGCGCCCGGCGGCGCTTGGACAGCTCCGCATGCACGTGCTCGTCGCGGTCCTCAATCTCCGCGAACAGCTGGTGCTGGTCCAGGATGTTCCCGGCATCGGCGTCGGCCAGAATCTGGTTCAGCTTGCGCGGGGTCAGGCCGTTGGTCAGGCTGGCCAGGTACTCGCTGCGCAGCAGGGCCAGGGCCCCTGACTGCATGTCGCCGGACGAGCCGGAGCCCCCCTTGCGGAAGCTGGCCACAGCGACCTTAAACCGGTCAATAATCGAATTCGTCTTCATCGTTTCCGCTCCAGAGGTTGCGCGAGGTGGGGCCGGAATCCTTGGGCACGCGGTCAAAGGCCATGGTTACGAAGCCGCCCACGGCGATCTCCCACAGCATGTGCGTGGCGTCCGGGCCGTCATCGTGGTCGGCCAGGGGGAAATGGCGGAATTGGTCAATAAGGGTGCGCTGGGAGGGGTGCAGGCGAATGCGCCCCTGGGCGAAGTATGGGTGCAGGCTTTCGATGCGCAGGGCCTTGTCCGCGTGGGGCACCACGCCCTTGGCCGGAATGACCATGCGCCGCTCCATGGCGCGGCGGATAAGCTCCGTGCGCAGAAACTCCTGGAACTGCACGGCCTCCACCGCCCACAGCAGGCAGCGGTACTGCGCGTGCATGGCCAGCACGTCTTCGATGATGCGGTCGGGCAGGCGCTTCTTGATGCTGGCCTCCACGACATCCAGGGTGCTGGTGTCGCGGCACCAGCCGCCCACCAGGATGGCCGAAGGGTCGCGGCTCTTGCCCTTCTTGCCAAGGGAAGGGTCCACCGCGCCGAAGAACAGCCAGTCGTGCCGTATGTCCACCCAAAAAGTGATGACCTGGGCAAAGGGCGCGTTGTCGCCCGCCAGGGGGTCATTCTGCTGCTCGCTGTCAAAGGCGTCGTGGCCGTCGCGGGCGCGCTTGAACATGAGCTTGTAGAGCGGCCGGGCGGACGGCCAGGAGACCACGGCCCCGGCCTCCATGCCCGCCGCGCGCTCCTGGTAATAGGCCAGGGCGGCCGCCTCGCCCTCATTCAGCAAAGTCTCTTCCCAGGCGTCCCACAGGTCCATGCGGTCCGGCCATTGGAGGATGGCCCGGAAGCGCTTGTGCCTCCACAGGGGGTCGTTCAGCAGCCGGGACAGCACGGAATCGTAGTGCAGCACGGTGCCTATGATGAACACGTCCATGGTGTCGCCCGCCTCACCCAGGGAAAGCACGGTGCGGCGCAGCCAGCCTTCCAGCTTGTCGCGCTGTTCCGGGCTCTTGACGTTCTCGTCGTTCTCCAGGTCGTCGCAAATGACCAGGTCCGGGCGGTGGGGGCCGTGGCGCAAGCCGCGCATGCGCTTGCCCGCGCCAAAGGCTTGCAGCTTCACGTTGCCGGTGGTGATGACAACGCCCGCGTTCCACACGCGGCCCTGGCCGGTGTGCTCCGGGAAATCCAGCGCCAGGCGCGGGTTTGAATCAAGCTCCGCCTTCAGGGACTCCAGCTGGGCGGCGGCCTGCTCAAAGGCGTCGGCTATTTCCAGGATGTAGCGCTTGCGGCCGGTTATGGCGCACCAGATGGCGAATTGCAGGCCCACCACCGTGGACTTTGCCTCGCCGCGCGGGGCGGCCACGGACAGGCGCTGGCCTTCGGGCAGGTCCACCAGGCCGGGCAGGGTTTCGTCCAGCCAGGTGTGCAGGATGCTATCGCCGTACTTGACGTAGTGCGGGAAATAGGTGCGCCTGAAGAACGCAAAGTCGCCCTGCACCTGCGCCTTGCGCTCTTTTGATGCCGCCGGGTCCGGCGCGAAGCCGGAGCACTCGGCCTCGATCTGCTGGCGCAGGGAGGAAGCCAGCTCGGCCAGCTCCCTCAAAAAGTCCTTTTTCCCAAACGCTCCCTTTTTCTCGGCCATGGGTTACTCCTTGGCCAGCACTTCGCCGAAGGGCTCCAGAATCTCCACAAAGACGCTCGCATGCTGGGGGAAGCGCTCGCGGATGAAGTCGGACAGGCGGTTGACCACGGTGAGCGCCGTGGCCAGCTTGTTTGTTTCCGGCAACACCTTGCGGCTGGCCGCCACGGTTTTGTTGAAGCTGTCGGCCAGGCTGGCCAGCATATCCACCTTGGCCGCCGCGCCCAGCTCCGGGTTGGTGTTGATCTCGTCCATGAGGGCCTTGTGCTGGACCACGTAGTCCGCCAGCATCTGCCGGGCCACGTTCTCCATGCCCTCGCCCGCCAGCAGGGTGGCCGCACGCAGCTTGTCCCAATCCTCACCCGCTGCGCGCGCCTGCCGCTTCCACCGCTGGGCCGTGCTGTGCGGCACGCCCGCCTTGTCCGCCGCAAGTTCCAGCGGCAGGCGGTCATGTACATAGGCCGCGCGCAGGGCCGTGCGTTTGGAGTTGTCGTGGGCCACGGCCTAGCCCCCCATTTTCCCGCGTATCAGGTTCAGGCCCAGGGCCATCATGTCGTTAACGCCCGGTTCGGGGCGCTTCACGCCAGGCGTCACCACGCGCCCGGCGGCCACGTCGGCCCCGCGCGAGGTCAGGCGCGCCACAATGATGCCCCCCACGGTTACGTCCGCCACGGCGCTCAAATCAAGCAGCCCCTGCTCGGCCAGCCAGGCCAGCTCCGTGGCCAACTGGTCCGTGCTCATAGCGTGGCCCACGGCCTCCAGGCCGTGGCGCAGCACAAAGGCGTTGAGGGTATATTCCGGCGCGGCGGAAAGCAGACGCAAGACGACCAGGCGGCGGTCCTCGGAAAGCAGCTGGGCAAAGCTCATTTGTCACCCCGCAGGTGATGCTCCAGCAGCAGGTTTAAGGGGCGCTCAATGCGCTGCATGGTGTCCGCTTGCCCCTTGATTGTGGCCTCCACAGCCTTGACGCTGCCCTCGATGGCTCCCAGGCGGTCCCGGATGGCATTGACCACCGTGGCGTCCGGCAGGGCCTTCTGCGCCTGCTCAAGCTCGGTCTGCTTTGTCGCCAGGGTCTGGCACTTCTTGTCGCAGTGGTCGCGCGCCACGAACTGTTTGCGTAGGCTCCACAGTACCCACAGGCCCAGGCCCTGGATGATGAGCACGATGGCCGAGGCCAGCTTGATGATGATGTCCCACCAGTCCATTTTAACGGGCCTCCGTGGCGTTGACGGTCTTCGGGATGCCCTCCGCCCACTTGATGAGCTTCAGGTACTTGGCCTTGATGTCGCGGCAGAGCAGGGCGTTGTCGCGGTGCGTTATCTGCACGTCCTCGGGCGTCACTCCGCCCTGCTGAAATTCCCCGGCTTCAGTGGCCGGAACTCCTGCGGCTTCTCCAGCAGCGCCGGGGGCGGCGGCGGGGTGGCCACCAGCACTAACGCCGAAGCCGAGGGCCTCGTTGTACAGCCCCACCCAGCCAGGGCCGAAAGTGCAACGGCCAGCAACAGCGGTAACAGAGAGCGACGCATCGGCTATCCTCCGGTTGGTGATTTTCTTGCCTTGTTCCGCGATAGTCGTGCGGGCGGCGGCCAGCTCCCTGGCCAGCTCGTCGCGGCGGATGATCTCCGCGTCCACAATGCGCCGGGCGGTGTCGCTGGCCAGGCGATTGGCGGCCTCCTGTGCGGCCTCCAGCTTGGCGTACTTGGCATCGCCCAGGGCCTCGGCCTTGGTATAGCCGTCGTGGCGGCCGAAGACGTAGCAGCCCAGCAGGGCCAGCACGATGGCCAGGACAATGGCCGCCTTGCGGTAGGGGGAAGTGGGGTCAAAGGAAATCATCGGGCCACCTCGCAACGGATACCCGGCCCCCAGGCCAGGTACTTGGGCTGCCGCTTGAATAGGATCGCAGGCCCGTAGCGCGCGTTCTCGCGCTTGGCCGCCAGGCTGCGCCCGGCGTTGACGCTGGCGACGCTTTGCCAGAGGCCGGGGTCCAGGCCCTGGGCCTTGGCTTTGGCTTGGTCGCGCCAGACCCAGCCCAGCCCGCCGTTGTATGCCATGAGCGCCAGCGCCCAGGCGTCGCATTGAGTGGCAGGGGGAGTGGCCGCGCGAATGCGCCCCAGGTTGGCCAGGTCGTAGGCGCACAGCGCGCGGATGGCCCAGCCGGGATTGGTGGGGTTGGCCGGGCCGAGGTCCGGGCGGCTGCGCCCCAGGTCCTTGGCCGTGCCGGGCATGAACTGGCCCAGGCCGCGCGCGCCCACGGGGCTGACGGCCTCGGGGTTCCACCCGGATTCCTGTTCCAGCTGTGCGGCGAACACGGCCACCGGGGCACCCAGCCCGGCCTCCACGCGGGCGGCGCGGATGACCTCGGAACGGTAACGGAGCGCGGCGGCGGGGATGGATTCGGCGTGGGCGGGCTTCGGGAAAAGGAAGCTGGACGCGGCGGAGAACAACAGCGCCGCCAGGAAAATCCCTACGCCCCACAGGAAACCGGCGCACACAAGCTCCAGGCATTCACGCCAATTGATGCGTATGCCCATGGCCGCCCCCTACAGCGCCAGGGCCACGCCCAGCATGGACGCGGCAACTATAAAGGACCGACGGGCGCAGGCCGCGATGAAGAGCCAATGGCAGCCGCAGGCCAGGCTGTGGTCCGGCGCGGCCTCCTTGAAGGCCAGCTCCTCACGCCAGGGCTTGACCAGGTAGCCGTGTGGCCGGGCGTATGGGAACAGGCTCACGTCGAGCATGTAGCCGCCGCAGCCGCCCATGAGCACCCCGGCCAGCTTGTACATGAGCACCGGGGCCTGGTGCGGGGCCACAGCGGCCACCACCAGAATGAGCACATTGGCAAGGACGTTGGGCAGGGTCATGCGCGGGGCGCGCTTGTGCAGCCACGCGGCGAGGGCCTTGATCTTTTTCACGGGGTTGCCTCCAGTGTTTTGGAGGCGAAGAAAACCGCCCCCACATGCCGCCTATTCTAGGCGGCGCATGGGGGCAGGACAGGATGAAGGGGTTCAGTGGGAAGTACGATGCCCATTGAACAAAAGCAGAGATTAGTTCGTCATCGCAGATGAATAACATGAAATTAATGTGGTGGACACTGAACGAATAGAAGGAAGGTCCTAAGCGTAGGAGGCAAAAAAAATATAGCCAAGCTGGCCAAACGAAGGCATACAAAGAACAAACGAAACGATATGAGGTTTGCGCATCGAAGGTTTGTCTGGCTTCACTGCTGTATCAGCCTGTTACATCGAACACAGAAGGTCGGTTATGCCACACACAAAGCTGACACCTGAACTTGTATCACTGGTCCACCATGTTGAGTTGAATAAAAGTGGGTGGAAGGATCGAGCAATTTCGAGGCTAACAGTTCTAGCAGCGTACTCAGCTAAGGGCGCTGTTGATGTTCAGAAAATTGCCGAATGGTTCAATGGAAACACCTCATTTCACATATCTATGGAGGACATCAACCATACCAGCGACCTGCTTATTAAAGATGGAACTTTTATAAGCCTCGGTGGTGGCGTCTTTAAACTGTCAGAAAGCGCCTGTGCTGGCGTTGAACAAGACATAAAAGCAAATCAAGATCTCGAGGAATACGTTAAGAACAAATTTGAAAAGATCGTTGCTGAAAAATGCCAGACTCTTCCTGTGGAAGATATCTGGCGTAAATTCAGTGATGGCTTTTTGAAGCCATATATTCAAGAAATGGGTGCAAGGGCAATTGAATTAATCTCAGGGAAAAACTTGGATGTAAATTCAAATGGAAAGCTAACGAATTTTATCGAGCAGTGCCCAAACAATTTCAGAAGCAATATATGTGAAGCAGTCATAGAGCTCATAGACCCAGCTGATGTTCAAATTAGATCATATATTTGCGGGTTGATCAATTCATATTTTTTTTCAGAAGTTGGAAGCTTATCTGATGCGACAGTTTCATACATTACGAAAAGCATTAATAAGAAAATTGAACTTTCAATTTTTTTAGATACAAATTTTTTGTTCTCAATGCTAGATTTACATGACAATCCAGCAAATGCTGCAGCAAAAAGTTTGCTTGAACTTGTTTCTGAACTGAAAGGAAATTTTAATATAAAATTGTATGTCTCTCCGATGACACTTGAAGAAGCAAGTACTGTGCTTGCATACTATGAAGTAAAACTTAGAGAACTAAATACGAAATCAAAGTTACTCGAAGTTGCTTCAAAAAGGCAGGAGATCAGTGGATTTACAAAAAAATTCATCGATGCCTCACTCAAAAGTGACGGAAAACTGTCAGCCAAAGACTACTTTGCGCCTTTTGCAAAGAACCTGTTGTCTGTCATTCGCTCAAAGAATATCGAGTTGTATAACAGAAAGTATGACCACTACCATAAGGATCAGGATGTTATTGATGAAATTTTGGCCCAAATTGAATTTGAAAAGCGCAGAGGATGGGCAAAGCAAAAAGATTACACACAGCTTGAGCACGATATATGTTTAATGCATTTCGTACGCGACCTTCGCCCTCCTGTTTCTGAAAATCCACTTGATGCAAAATATTGGATTTCAACAATTGACTACAAGCTGTTGGGGTACGATAAATTTGTTTCACACACTAGATATAAAGATGTTCTATGCATGCACCCATCGACACTGATCCAAATGTTACAGTTTTGGATTCCCCGGACAGAAAAACTTGAGCAGGCAATGGTTAGCAACATGAGGCTTCCATTGTTACTGGCATCTGGGTTTGACGCGCACGCAGAACAAGTGACTTTTGATATTCTGTCTTCTCTGTCGTCTTATGAGAATATTGACAGCTTAGGCGAAGATACAATAACGAGAATTCTTGTTAACGAAGGGCTTCGCCAACGCGTAGAAAACTCTGTAACGGTCGAGGATAAGGTTGAGCAAGTCTACGAGGCTATTATTGAAGACAACAAAAATATTTCAGAAGAGTTGGCAAATGCTGTTAATATACGTAACATGATAGAACAAGAATCACTGCAGCTTAAGGATAAACAAGCAAAACTTTTAAGTGAAATTGAAAATGCTCGAATTCAGCAATCAATAAAAGACCAAGCTGCTTCAAGGCTATTGCTAACGAATACCACTCTAAGCAACAGGGTTGACGAACTAACAACTAACGTTTCACAGCTAACACTACAGCTAGAGATAGTTGAAAAAGATAAACTTTTGGCCAAGCGGATGATTGCTATTAGTAAAGCCGAGCGTGCTTTTCTGTTGCGACATTTCTACGCGCCGATGTTGTTGTTGTTAATTATTGTAATTGCGTTTAAGTTGTTTGTACAAACTTCACTTGGCTCGATTATTGTAGTTTCAACAATAGCACTGTTTATTTTTATTATTTGGATTCATATCTCGTGTTTGAAATGGACCAAGTCAGAACAATTGCAAGGTCTAAGTATATTCTTTTATATTAACAAAATCCGCAAGTGGATTTATGCACTATTGGGAACAGCTTTTTTTGCGTGGATAATTTGGCTATCTCAAGAAATTTTTAAGAACCACCTTGCTGATAAAACGGTCACCATAGATAACTTGCATTCATTTGTTGTTCAGCTCTTTTCTCGGTAATTGTATTTTCCTTCTGCGCTTTTATGTGAATAGACAATTAGCCCTTAGCGCATTTTACGTAATTGTTTGACTTTCTATTGCGAATCTTATTTCTTGCCACGCTTCACCCCAGCAGCTTCAGCTGCACCTCCCCGCCCACGCTGACCGTGGCCATGGATGTGCGCTTGAGGATGTCGAACACGCGGCGGTCGGACAGGCGGTGGGTGCGCGCCAGGCGCTGCACGGCCTCATTGCCGCTCACGGCCTGGATCAGCCGGTCATACTCGCGGCAGATGGCCGTATCCCGCGCGCGGCGCAAGGCATCCGCACAGCGGGGGATGTACAGGTCCGTGCTGCCGTAGCGGCGCACAATGACCTCCGCCGCGTCCACGCCTACCACATCCGCCAGGACGTTGAAGCGCAGCTCGCCCAGCTTGGTTTCGCGCTTGGGCACCGGGAACGTGGTGCCGCCCAGGGCCTCCACCAGGCGCAGCGTCTTGCGCAGGCCGATGCTGTCCGCCAGCTCCTGCGCCATGACGGGCAGGTGCTCCAGGTCCATATCAGCGAGCGTTGGGTTCACCAGGTTCATGCCGTCACCTCCTGCGTGTTGTCCTGCTCTGCCCGGCTGGCGCGCCTGCGGGCGTCCTTCACCAGGGCAGCGATGATGCCGCGCAGCTGCTCGGGCTTGGCCCATTCCAGCCGCTCCACCTGGTACATGCGCTGCGCCATGCCTGCGGCGTAGGCCCAGGGCCGCCCGGAGTCCGCCAGCAGCGCGCCAATCTTGGAAAGCAGCGGCTGACAGCCGGGCGTGGCGCGGGGCGCGGGCTTGTTCCGGTTGGGGCGGGCCGGGCGCGGGTCTTCATCGTTCCAGCCCTTCGCGCGCAGGGCGGCCACCACCAGCACCAGTTGCTTGTCCGTGAGCTTCCCGGCGGAACGCTTGCCGGTGAGGGCCTCCAGCATGTCGCGGTAGGTTTCATCGTCCAGGCCCAGGGCCTTGGCGGCGATATGCACCTTGGCCAGCAGGCTTCGGCGTGACTCGGTTTTCATGTGTGCTCCGTGTGTTGTGGCTGCTCATCAGGCCGGGGCAACCACGCCCCGACGACCGCACCCCCGAATGGAGGGGGGCGGTTTCGCTTGGGTCAAATCGACGCCATGTCTAGCGAAATGGCCGTGTAGGCCCCGCTCTCCTGGCGCTTGTAAACGCGGACGTAGGACTTGCTCCCCGTGACCTGAATGGAGTCGCCGATGGCCTGCATGGCCGTGCGCCAGCGCTCGTCGGTGATGTCCAGACGGCGCAGGCCCAGGATGCGTGTGGTGCTGATGCGACCCTCCTTGTCGACCTGGAAGGCTTGGTCAATGAGCGCTTGAATCTCGCTGCTGCTGTCCTTGGTCCAGTCGCGCAGGCACTCATCAATCAGGCTCTTGGCCGCCTGGAGGCGCTCGTCAAAGGTGATGTGCTCGGCCACCTGGCGCGCAATCTTGTACCTGCCGTCGTAGGACAGCAGGGTCACGTTGCCCTTATGCCCGCCCACCTTGGCCCCATACCGCTCGGCGGAAAGGGTCACGAACGCGCCCACATCGGCCATGAGTTCGGCCTTGAGCTTGGCCAGCTGCTCGTGCATGGCCTGGACCTTGGCCACCTTCTCCATGACCATCTCATGCCGGGCCATGTCGATCTCCTGCACTTGCGCCACGGGCACCTGGTGCCCCTGGGCGTTCTCCATGTATCCTTCAAGCATGGTGCGTCCTCCTACGCTTGCGCGGGTACGTGTTGGGCCGCCTCGCCGGTTCCGGCGATGGGCAGCAAGGTTTCCAGGTTCCTCACGTCCTCGGCTGCGGCATCCAACACGATGCAGGCCTGGCGTATGACCTCGCCTTCCTCCTGGGTGACGTGCTGCCGCAGGTCGTCCAGGACATTGGCCACGTTGGCAATCGACTCGTGGATCATGATGCGTCCTCCTTGGTTTCCGGGTTGTGGGGGCAGGCCCGGCAGGCGCGCCACTGCCGCAGGGCAAGGGGGCTTGAGCTGGGCACCTGGCCGGTGAACTTGCGGCAATGGGTCGGCGTCACGGTCTGGCCCGTGTGCGGGCAGTCCAGCCGCGCGTAGCGCTCAATGATGCGTGCGGCCATGAGGGCCGTCTCGGCGGGGTACTTGTCGACCAGCAGCAGGCTCACGGACGTACGCGAAATGCCCAGCTCACGCCCCACGGCGGCGCGGGAGCTGGCGTCCACGGCCTGGCGCAGCAGGGCCTGCCAATCAGACATGATGCACCTCGCCGGTGTTGGCGTCCGTCACGGTGCGCTGGGCCTTGTTCCAGGCCGGGGCGCAGGGGCCGCTGTCGCGCACCAGTACCCAGCGAGCTGGGCCGCCACGCCGGGGCAGTTCGGTGAGGAAGCCCGCCTTTGTGAGTGCGCGCAGGTAGCAGTCCAGGTTCTGGCGGGCCTTGGCCTCGGCCTCTGGCTTCGCCTCCGGTCCCAGGACCAGCGGCAGAAGATCATCCACGCCAGCCTTGCGGCGGATGCGAAAACCCCGCCAAGCCTTGGCCCGCAGGCTGCCCTTGTAGCGCTCCGCGCAGCCGCCCTTGCTGGGGCCGGAGACAACCTCCGCCCCGCCCGCCAGGGCCTGGGCTCCGGCTGCGGTGATGCCGTGGACGCCTTCCGCGCTCTGCATGAGCCCCTTGTCCTTCAGCCTGCGGCAATGCTCCTTGGCCCTTTCAACGGGGATGCCCAGGGCGTCGGCCAGCTCCCGCGTGAGCTTGGGGCCGCCAGCCAGCAGGCGCAGTATGTCCAAGCCGCGCCAGGCCATTACGCGCCCCTCTTCGCCTTGCCACCACTGACGTTCACGGTGCGCGGGCGGCGCGCCTGCCAATCGTGAGTGATGCTCATGCCTTCCACAGCGGCCACGTCCACCACGGCCAGGCCGTTCATCTTGCCCACGCGCTCCACCGTGGCGATGGCGTTCATCACCTCGCGCATGCGGCCGCCGCTCTGGCGGTGGATCTCGGCCACCAGGTCCGGGGCGATGCGCACCTCGGCCAGTTGCTGGCAGGTGAGCGCCACGTCCTCCAGGCTTGCCGGGGTGAACTCCACCACCTGGGCAATGCGGCTGGAAATCTGCGGGTGCCGGGCGATATTGCGCTGTATGGCCTCCATGCCCACCAGAATGACCATGGTTTCGGTGCGGTCGCTAAAGTCGCGTATCTTCTCCAGCACGGCCGCATGGTCCTTCAGGGTGGCCTCGGCCTCGTCAATGACCAGCGGGAGCTGCTGCGTGGCGATAACGGCCAGCATGCGGTTGAACAGCTGCTCGCTGGTGCCGCGCGGGTCCACGGCCAGGGCCTTGGCCAGCTCAACCAGGAAATAGCGCGGGGTCCAGTCGATGTTGGCGCGCAGGAACACCGCGCCCGTGTCCACGGCCCAGCTGGCCACCACCTCGCTCTTGCCGAAGCCGGGCTGGCCATGCACCAGCATCATTCCGGCCTCGGCCGCGCCACGGTTCTCCACTGCGGCCACGCCAGCGGTGAACCGCTCGTAGTTGGTCGTCCGCACAAACAGTTTTCTCACGTCATGCCTCCCGTTAGTTCAGGTCAGATGCCAGGTGTTTCTAACGCCGGGAAAAGTTGGGCCGGGGCCAGGGCCAGGCCCTCGTAGTCGAAGCGCTCGCGCAGCAGGGCGTACTCGCGGCCCTGGGCGTATTCGGCCAGCCAGGCGCGGTCGGCGTCCGTCCACTGGTCCTGGTGGCGCATAAGCCAGCGGTATTTCTCGGTGGAAAGGTGGAACATCGGGCGTTTTTCGGGGGCGGGCCTGGGGGCCAGGGTCTGCGCTTGCTCGGCCTCGGCCTCGGCCATGACGGTGCGGATGCGCTCCAAATCTGCGGCGGTGGTGGCGGGCGCTGGGGCGGGCTCCGCCTGAATGGTGATGAACTGGCGGGCGGAGAGGCTGTCGGCCATGAGCGCCGGGGCGTCTTCCGCGACCTGGAGGGATGCGCCGGGGGCGATGGCCTGGGCCTTCTTCTCCAGGCGCTGCAATTGTGCGCGCTCGCGCTTGGCCCGCGCCTCTTCGATGCGGCTGATCGGGAAGTAGTTCATGGCGTTGGCGTCCAGGTGCGCGGTGCAGAGCTTTTCGCCCGCTTCCGTCCAGACGGTGACGTAGGTGGAATCCCAAATGTCGTAGCGCACCTGCACGATGTCGTCGTGGTGGGCGGCTAGCTCGGGCGCGAAATAATCGCGGTTCCACAGGCGCACCATGCCGTTTTTCACCTTGCGGAAGGTGCCGGGCATGAACAGGTCGTCGCGCAGGTCGCCTGGCACGCGGTACGGTTCAAACCTGCCCTCGAAGCTCTGCCAATGCTCGTTGGGGCTCATGTGGCGGCGCTTTCCGGCAGCAACGTCCTCGATGATGGGCAGGCCCCGGTGCGGGCTGGCGTTGTATTCTTCCACACGGGCCAGCAGCACGTTTTTGAAGGCCTCGAAAGTTGGCAAAAGCGCCGAGCGCCCGTGCTTTTTGAGCTGGGCGCGGGTGATCTTGTACACGCGCTTGGCCGCGTCATCGTCCATGTCCGCGTGGGTGCAGGTGGCCAGTTGCTTGGAGGCGGGCACGCAGATGGTTTTGACCGCGCGCTCCATGAGGCCCTTGCCTTGCGGGCGTCCGGGGATGGATTTGCAGATTTCGATGCCCAGGCGCTCCAGCATGCCCACGCCTGGCTTTGTGAGCAGGTCCGCCGTGTAGCCCGGCCCGTTGTCGGTGTAGAGCATGGCCGGGATGCCGCCGAACAGGCAGGCCATGCGCAGGGCGTCCAGGGTGGCGGCGGCGCTTTCGGCCAGGGCCACGGAAAGGCCCACGCAGCGGCGCGTGGCCACGTCCAGGAAGAGCACCACCTCCGGTTTGAAGGGTCGCCCGCTGTCCGGGTGGGCAATCTCGGCGTCAAAGGTGGTGCCGTCCGCCGTGTACACGTCGCAGGGCAGCAGGGTGTCCGTTTTGCGTTTCATGTGGGGCTTGAGGTGCAGGAGCGCGTTGCCCGTCTTGCGCCCGGCTTCCAGGTCCGGCTTGGCGATCTTGGCCAGGAAGCGGCGCACGGTGTCGATGGCCGGTGCGGGTGTGGGCTGCTCGGCCTCCCAGGCGCGGGCAAAGTCGCGGTGCGCCTCGGCCAGGCTGGGGTTTTGCGGCCGCTGGAAGAACGAGAGGAACAGCGGGGCCCAGGCGGGCACGCCCATGTCCTTGTGCGGGTGGCGGGGTGCAAGCGCCAGCTCGCCGCCCTCGGCATAGAGCGCGCACCATTCATACAGGCGACGGCGCGAGAGGCCGCGCGCCTCGCCCGCGCCAAACTTGGCGTTGGCCACGGGGATGAGACGGGCCAGGCGCTCGCCCAGGGTTCCGGCCTTGGCGGCCTGCACCAGGTGGCGAATGGCCGCCTCCTTGCCGGTGAGAGCGGCCAGGCGTTCAATCTCGCGGATGAAGGCCAGCCGGGCCAGGGCTGTGGCGCGCCGGTCCTCGGTCAGGTGGGCCAGGGAGGTTGCGCCAGCCATTGGTGAAGCCTTGGCCGGGGCCGTGGGCATGGGCAGCACGCCCTGTTCGGCCAGCTGGGCGAACACAATGGCGTCGCGGGTGGCCTTGGGCATGGACGCCACAATCCAGTCACTGCCGCCGCCGCGCGATTGGCGCTTGCGGCCCTGCCAGGCTTCACGCTTGGCGCGGCGAATGACCGTGCTCACGTTCGCGTTCAGCAGCCGGGCCAGGTCAAGAGAGGTAAAGGCATCCATGGCTAGGCCGCCTTGCTTTTCAGCGGAATGAACAGCAGGTCTTCCGGCACGCCGAACTCGTCGCGCAGGCTCTCCAGCACGCGCACGTTGTTTCTTTGTCCGGCGATGGTATCCGCCACGAGGTTCTTGTTCACGCCAAGCCGCCGGGCGACCTCCAGCATAGTCAGTCCCTGGCGGTCCAGGTGTTCGCGGATGCGAAAGCGCATCTTTTGGCGTTGGGCCCGGCATTCGAGGGGCTTCATATGGTGTCCTCCAGCATCTTCTTGCGCTTGCGGGCCTCGCGTTCCGTCACGCAGGCACGGCCGTAGTCCCGCAGCTTGCGGTCCTCATCTGTCATCACGTCGAGCCCCAGGGAACGCAGCAGCACCCGCAGGGGGGCGGCGTCCTTGGTGGCCCGGCAGAAAGCAGCCACGGCCAAAAGGCCCGGCGTATGGTCGCGGTCATTGGGGTTCAACCATTTGTCCAGGGTGTCTTTTGAGATGACCTTGGCGTTTCCGGCAGTGAGCCGAATGCCTGCATCTCTGGCCACCGCGTTGATGCGGTCCACCAGCAGCTTGCGGCCATCCTCGTCCTCGCCAGCGGCGCGGTTCATGGCCGCGCGCATGGCTGGGACTAGGCCGGAAAGCCTGCCGTGGTCGTCGTCGAAGAGGGAAACCTGCCGCATAGTCGCAATCCGCCTTGTGGTGGAGGGCACGTCCAAACGTTCTTTGTGTGTGGACGTTGACCCTGTTGCGCGGGGCTGGTAGGGTTTTTCTTGAAGGGTTTTCCACCGCCCGCACCGTCTTTTCTACCATTTGGATAACTTTGTCAACGCCGAACGGCGCAAAAGTTAGCGAAACGGTATTAAAAACGGTTCGGCAAGAATACCGAACGGTTATGTTTTGTTTTGCGCGCCCCCCGGCGCAAAACTTAGCGCACATGTTCGGGCTGGGAAGTTTGGCGTATGATCGGTGACCGTATCGTGCTGATTCGCGGTAAGCAGGCCAGGGACTCCTTTGCCTCAGAGCTGGGCGTGCATCCGCAAACGCTGGCTCGGTATGAAAAGGGTGAGCGGCTCCCGGATAGCGCCTTCCTTGAAATGTTATCCAAACGGCACAACGTCGATCCAGCATGGCTGCTCACCGGCGAAGGCCAGCCCTATTCCAAGCAGGCCGCTGTCCAGCCAGTGGTATCCGCGCCGAATGCGCCGCTGGAGTTCATCGAATGCATGGACTGCCATCTGACCATGGTGCCCATGGTTGAGGCGAGGCTGTCGGCAGGGACGGGATCGTTTGAGGTTGAGGCGGGTGTCGAGCGCCGCTACGCCTTCCGTAGCGATTGGATACATTCCAAAGGTCAGCCCGCGAACATGGTGCTTATGCGCGTGGCTGGCGACAGCATGGAGCCGCAGATTTTCAACGATGATGTGGTGCTAGTTGATCAGAGCCAGACGACCCCGCGCGCGGGCGGCCTGTTCGCCATTGCGGTCGAAGATGTGGTGTATATCAAGATGGTGGACACCCTGCCGGGCAAGATCGTCCTGAAGAGCTACAACAACAGCTATGCGCCGCTTGAGATTGATGCGCGTGGCGATCTCGCGGACGGGATTCGGATCATTGGCCGGGCGGTGTGGGTCGGCCGGGAACTCTACTAA